CGTTCCGCTGTCGGAACACGCCAAAACGCATATTGGCGCCCGCAAGGTGGTTGAACAGCTGCAAGACAAGTACAAAGACCATCCCAAAGTCAAAATCCAAGTCATTGACAACAGCCGTGGCCCAGGTAAGGCAATGTTAAGTTCCCTTGACAAGCTGCCTAAACTGGACGAAAATGCAATTAGGAAAGGATTACAGGATGCACTTGAACAAGCCCACAAAACCGGCGCCATTTCCCCCGCAATCTACCGCGGAACGGCAGACTACGCCCGCTGAACACCGTGAAGGTCGGATGCACGAAAAAGCAACCGAACAAATGGCGAACGACATGGCCGCGGCCCTGAACCGCGCCATCAACCAGGACAAAATGCCCAATGTCTGAAGTCAAATGTGGTGAATGCCATTTTTATGCCAGCGGCCAGGTGATGGGCAGCTGTCGCCGTTACCCCGCGCAGCAAAACAAGCACCAAAACGATTGGTGTGGTGAATACCGGCCAAAAATGGTGACATTGCCGGTTTACGACATCATGACCGATGAAACCACCATGACTGAAGTGCCCGCAGCCATTGCCAAAGCCAAACCTGGAAGGAAGCCAAAAAGTGCTGAAACCCCTACATGACCGCGTATTGGTCAAGCCGCTGGTGCGCCAGCTGTCGGACATCATTCTGGTCAACAACACCGAGCCGTTCAACGAAGGCACGATTGTGGCCGTTGGCCCGCGGGTGCATGAAGCCAGGCCAGGGGATTTTATCAAATATGGCAACGGCGATTATTTGAAGTGGCCCGTTCACCGAATTGACGGCCAGGATTACCAAATCATCCAGGAAGCCGACATTGCATGTATTGTTGAGGAATAACCTATGAAAAACGGACTTTACGCCAACATCCACGCCAAGCAAGAACGCATCAAGCAGCAAAAGGCTGAAGGCAAGCCGGTCGAAAAAATGCGTACACCTGGCAGAAAAGGCGCACCGACCACCGCGGCATTCAAGCAATCAGCTAAGACGGCCAAAAAATGAAAAAGCACGACAAACCCATTTCCCGCACCACCACCGGCAAGGATAAAACTTACAATCCTACCGACAAAGGCGCTGGCATGACTGCAAAAGGTCGTGCAGAATTCAACGCCAAGAACAATGCCAATTTGAAGCCGCCAGCACCAAACCCGAAAACAAAAGCCGATGCCGGTCGAAAAGCATCGTTTTGTGCCAGGATGGAAGGGGTGGTAAAAAACGCCAAAGGCCCAGCGGAACGGGCCAAAGCCAGCCTAAAAAACTGGAACTGTTAAACCAATTTTTTAAAGGAAACCATCATGCCTAATTCAATCGCAACCGGCGTGGCTTACCAAGACCCCGAATTCACAACCATGTTTGTGAGTGAGCAAATGGGTTACACCAGTTCAGCCCAGGGTCAAGTCACCCAGCTGACCAGCAAATCCACCGCCGTGACCCTGAACAAGTCAGCCGGTCAAATCACCATGAATAACGCGGCATTGGCTGCAACCACTAACGTGGCGTTCACTTTGAACAATTCATTGATAAGCGCAAATGATGTTTTGATTGTCAATGTGGCTGGTGGCAATGCAACCGCTGGAACTTACAACGTGTTTACATCCACCCTGACTACTGGTTCGGCAACCATCGTTTTGCGTAACATTTCCGGCGGTTCGTTGTCGGAAGCTGTTGTGATTAACTTCGCCATCATTCACGGCGCGGTCTAATATGACACTTGAAGCCCTACAAAAACGCCTGGTTGAATTGCAGAACATGGCAAATCAAACCCAGGCGCAATTGATGCAAATCAGTGGGGCAATCCAGGACACACAGTTTTGGATTGCCGAAATGTCCAAACTCCAGGAGAAAAGCGATGCCGCTGATAAAGTCGATGACACCCAAAGCAATGAAAGCCAACATCAAGGCTGAAATTGAGGCTGGCAAACCGCCCAAACAGGCTGTTGCCATTGCGTATGACGTAAAGCGCAACGCTGCCAAGGCTGGCGTGAAAAAGACCGCGGCATTGCTGCAAAACCCAAAGAAGAAATGACCGACACCGCAACCCCATCCAAAAAGAAACCCAAAGCCGCAAAGGCCCAGGGCGGGGTTGCGCCTGTCAAACGTCCAGTTGGGCGCCCATCGGTCTATGACCCAATATTCTGTGATGAATTGATTGAACTGTTCAGCCAGCCCGCAACCAGGGAAGTGATACTGAGGGACGCCAAGGGCAACGAACGGGTGGAAATCCTACGTGGGGTTTTCCCGACCCTGGCGCGATTCGCCGCCATGATTGGGGTGACACGCGAAACGCTGCACGATTGGGCGACCGCAAAAACCCCCGAAGGTGAACTAAAGCACCCTGATTTTTCTTACGCCTATAAAAAGGCCAAGGAATTCCAGGAAGCCAACCTAGTCGAAGGCACGATGGCTGGCGCGTACAACAGCACATTTGCCATTTTCACGGCCAAAAATGTCCTGGGCTGGCGTGACAAGACCGAACAGGAAATTACCGGCAAGGATGGAACGCCACTGACCGGCATTCAAGTTTCGTTTGTGACGCCCAATGGAACATCAGCAAGTAATTGACCAGGCGATTGCCAAGGCCGAATTTCCCATCAAACTGGAAGGGCTGTTCAAAAAATCCCGATACAAGGTTTGCTGGGGTGGCCGCGGGGGCGCCAAATCATGGGGCATTGCCAGGGCGTTGCTGATTAAGGGCGCCAAAAGCCCAATCCGCATCCTGTGCGCCCGCGAATACCAAATCAGCATTAAGGATTCGGTTCACAAGTTGCTGTGCGACCAAATCGAAGCCCTGGGCCTGTTGGGGTTCTACGAAATCACGCAGAACAGCATTCGTGGCCGCAACGGCACTGAATTCGCTTTTATTGGCCTGAAGAACAACCCGACCAACATCAAGTCATTCGAAGGCGTGGACATTTGCTGGGTTGAGGAAGCCCAAACGGTCAGCCGGTTCAGCTGGAACATTCTGATTCCGACCATTCGAAAAGACGGTTCGGAAATTTGGGTGTCGTTTAACCCTGAACTGCAAACTGACGAAACCTACCAGCGGTTCGTGGTCAACCCGCCCGCCGACTGCATCCAAATCAAAATCAATTGGTACGACAACCCCTGGTTCCCTGAAACCTTGCGTTTGGAAAAAGACGCGCTGAAGGCCAGGGACGCGGAAGCCTATAACCAGGTGTGGGAAGGGCTGTGCCGCCAAACCGTGGACGGCGCCATTTTCGCCAGGGAAATGCAACAGGCAGAAATGGACGGGCGCATCATGCGTGTGCCCTACGATGCCACCAAGCCGGTTCACGCGGTGTTTGACCTGGGCTGGTCAGACCAAACCGCCATTTGGTTCCTTCAATTTATTGGCATGGAAACGCGCCTGATTCGCTACATGGCGGGCAGTCAAATGACCATGACGCACTACTTGGCGCAAATGCAATCCCTGGGTTACCTGTACGACACCCTATGGTTGCCGCATGACGCAGAAAACAAAACGCTGGCAGCAGCTGGCAAATCCATTGAAGACATCGTGAGGTCGGCGGGTTACAAAACCCAAATCATGCCGCGTGTGCCTGTCATTGATTCCATCAACGCGGCCAGGACGGTTTTCCCAAACTGTTACTTTGACCGCGAGAATTGCGCCGATGGCTTAACATGCCTTCGACATTACCGTTACGAAGTTGACCCCGATACCGGCCAGTTTGGGCGAACACCATTACATGACCAGTACAGCCACGGCGCTGACGCCTTCCGCTACATTGGCCTGATGGTGAAAGAGCCGCCCAAGCGCAAAAAGCAATCCGCGATTGCAACCGCTGGCAGTTGGATGGGATAATTCTTAAAGAAAAGGGGCCAATATGAGCGACTACCAAGACGATGGCGATGATTCACGCATCACAGATGCAATTCAATTCATGCGCCTGTCGGCTGAAGCCGATTCCAACAACCGCACCGAAGCGTTGCAAGACATCAAGTTTGCAGCTGGCGACCAGTGGCCGGTTG